TACCCCTTTACGGAGTACTTCGTCCTTGGATTAAACCAAGTTGTTGATCAGCATGATTGGATCCAGGGCCTGAAAGTCCAGGAACATGGCACGGCAGAAGTCGTGTTAGTTCCGAAGGACTCTAGGGGCCCTCGTCTCATATCTAAAGAGCCACTCGAATTGCAGTGGATTCAGCAAGGTATCCAAAAGGCTTTATACCCTTGGATAGAGAACCATCCTGTTACTCGTGGCCGTATAAACTTTACGGACCAGTCGATTAATAGGAGGCTTTCCTTGCGATCTTCACGTGACAAAAAGCACGTGACTCTCGATATGAAGGATGCCAGTGACCGAGTGACCCTGAGTTTAGTTATGGAACTTTTCTCAGGTACGGAGCTGCTTGAGGGCTTGTTAGCCTCTCGCAGCTCCCATACTCGGTTGCCGGATGGTAGAACAGTGCTGCTAAGCACATTTGCTCCTATGGGTTCAGCGGTATGCTTTCCCATAGAGGCGGTGTGTTTTTATGCATTGGCTGTCTCGGTGCTTCATATACGTAATTTGGAAGCGCATGCTTCCCGGAAGGCTCGAGGTGAGCCTCTTCTGACCCTGGAAAGGGACCCGGAAGTGTACGTATATGGAGACGACATTATAGTACGGAGTGAAGACTATGCTCCGATACTGCAGTACTTCCCTAAGTTTGGACTCAGGTTCAATACTAATAAGTGCTGCGTTGCAGGAAACTTTCGAGAATCCTGCGGGTGCGACGCTTTTCAAGGCGTCGAAGTCACACCTACCCGTTTACGGGCAACATGGTGTCTGTCTGGTACTGATGATGCGAGTGATCTCGTCTCTTACGTAGAGCTATCGAATGCTCTATGGGAGAAGGGATACTGGGGGACGGCAACCTATATTAAGGACATGGTGGAGCGCCGATTTGGCAAACTCCCTCATGTAAGAGAGAAATACTCATACCTCGACCGCGCTGGCCGAGTAAGAGTTGATGTTTCTCCCTTGATAGGATGGTACCGTAACCACGTGAACCACACAGCTGAAAACAAGCGTCGACGTATCCCTGTTCGGATGAACAAGGATACGCACGTGCTTGAATATAAATGCTGGATCGTCGAACCTGTGATTGAAGATTTCACAGTAGACGGTTGGCGAGAGTGCCTCCGAGTGTTAAACACCGGGAGCACAGGTTCCAACACTGGCTCATACGCGCTGCCTCATCGCGTTTGTTTACGAAGAGGCTGGAGACGAAGTTAATCGACTCGTCTGTGGCACCTAAACTCCCTAATAAGAGCATGGTGTCCCCGCTATTAACATGGCGTCAGTAGTAGAGATGTTAGCTTAAATAGAAAGGCCTTATGCCTAAATATGAAGCAGGACACTCTGTCCTGAATGGTTTACGATCTGAACAAGATCGTAATGCAGCTCGGTTAAACTTCGCTCTTGAAAAAGCGAACTTAGTCGAGCTTGGTGCCGAAGCGCTAAGAGGAGACATTTGGTCTCTTTTAGCCCTTGTTAATGATGGTGATGTAGTCTTGACAGACTGCCATAACCCTACGGAGGAAGAACTCTCGGGTGAGAGTTCTTATATTCCGAAAGAGGTTGCAGCTCACGTGCG